GAGAAAAGTGGGAACAGAAAATTATTGAAATAGGGTTTGAAGAACAAAGGCAAATTGCGGAGGGTTAATATGCCAGATACTTACAGGGAAGGAATTTATGAGGGAAAGCCGACGTTTTCAGTATTGACCGGAATCAACCGACAGACAGATCAGGAATACTGGTTCAGCTTCGGCCTGAAGAAAGCCCAGGCAATACTCGAGAACATCGACGCTTTAAGAAAGTGGGTTGATAAGAACGAAAAATAACGGTTCGCGCCGTGCTGGGGAAGAACATGATAGGTATTAGAACTGGAAGGAAAAACATAATTGATTTTATGAAGAATGAGCCGTTCAAAATTACTTCATGGCAAACCATCCGACGCTGGAGAAGAAAAGGAATGCCAATGGCTACAGATTGGGCTGGGCATCCCGTAATTATAGAATCTGAAGTATTAAGTTGGTACTTAAAAATATTTAAACCTTGATACCCTTTTGATACCCTTTTGATATCTTTAAAGTTTTTCAAATAAACAATAAAATATAGCCATGAATAGTGTTGAAGCTGGAATTGAAGCAAGACAAGAAACATTAGCGGCTTTTAATAAGGCTGGTTTTTCCGTTGAATCAATCGCGAAAGAATTAGCCCTTCTTGGCTTTTCCGACATAGCAAATCATTTAACCATTGACGACGAGGGAGCAATGCAAATGCTATCCATTGAGGAAATGGGAAAGCACAGCAAGGCGGTTAAAAAAGTAAAAGAAAAAACAGTTATTACGGAATCGAAAGACGGAAAGGAATTATATAAAACTAGCCAGATTGAATATGAACTTCACGATAAATTGGGCGCTTTAGAAAAAGCAATTTGTATCATGGGCCTTAAAGCTCCGGAGAAATA